GGTTATGCTCCATAATAATTAATAATCAAATAAAATTAAATAAAATGGCAAATAAAGAAAAAGAAATAGAATTAAAAGCAAAAGCAGATAAAATATCAAAAGAGCATTTAGAAGAATTACAAAAACTTGTAAACGCTATAAATGGAGCTCAGTTTAATTTAGGTAAAATGGAAGTTCAAAAACACGAAACATTACACCAGATAACTGAAGTACAGAGACAAATAACTAATCTGCAAAATACTTTTGAAAAAGAATATGGTACTTATGATATTAATATTACTGATGGTACTATAAATTCACCTGGATCAAAAAAGGATGAAAAATAATATTATCAGAAAAATTACCATAGGTAAAGATTACAAGAATGACTCCATGCACTACGCTGTTAATCAAGAAGTGTATGGAGGTCATAAAATCTGTGATATAATAGAGGAAGAAGATAAGTACTCTATTTATATTAGAAAAGAAGAAGTAGTTATACCTTGGAAAGATTTTAATAAAAACATGGCGATATCAGTTGAGTATAATTTAGAGTACTAATGAAAGCTTATAAAGATTTTATAATTTCTCCAATTGGTGAAAGATATAATAATTCTAAAAAAGTAGGTGATAAAGATCTCATATTAAATACTGAGATTTTTAATCATCAATATGTAAATAGATTAGCAAAAGTGATCGCTACTCCACTATTATTCTCATCACCTATTAACGTGGGTGATGAAGTAATAGTACATCATAACGTGTTTAGAAGATGGCATGACGTGAAGGGTAGAGAAAAAAATAGTAGATCTTATTGGAAAGATGACAAGTATTTTGTTACTGAAGATCAAATATTCTTATACAATAAAAAAGCTACACCTGGTTTTAGTTTTATTAAACCACTAAAAGCTATTGATAGTTTTAACAATGAAAATGAAAGACCTTTAATTGGTATTGTTAAATACTCTGATGGAACTTTTAATAAAGAAGAACTAGTTGGTTTTGATCCAGTGAGTACTTATGAGTTTGTTATTGATGGAGAAAGATTATATAGAGTTTTAAATAAATTTATTACAATTAAATATGAATATCAAGGAAACGAAGAAGAATATAATCCAAGCTGGGCACAAAGCAGTTGAAGAACTAATTAAAGTTGCAAGAGAAGAAATAGTTGATTCAGACGAAGATATATCAGCAGATAGATTGAAGAATGCGGCAGCCACAAAGAAGTTGGCTATATTTGATGCTTTTGAAATATTAAATAGAATCCACGAAGAAGAGGCTATGCTAGAAGGTAGACCAATTGAAGAGGAAAAGAAAAGTACTTTTAAGGGGTTTGCTGAAGGAAGATCTAAGTAATGGAGTTTTTATGTTCGCAATGCAGCGCTTGCTGTAGGAATGTGGAAGATTTAGGTCTACCACATGATGGTAGTGGTGTTTGTGATTACTTAAATAGAAAGACAAACAAATGCTCTATATATGACACAAGACCTGATCTATGCAGAGTTGATAGAATGTTTGAAAAACATTTTAAATCTAAGATGTCTAAAAAAGAGTTTTACAAATTAAACACTAAAGCTTGTCATGTTTTGATAGACAAGGAAGGTTTTGATAATAGTTTTAAATTGGATATAAGTGCGTATGATAAATAGTTACAAACAAACATTATACAAGATTGTAGAGCCAGTAAAACTTAACACCATTAAAAGATTAAATAAATCTAAAAAATGGGAGTATGGTTATAATAAAGAGAATGATATTGTTGTAATATCAAAAACCGGAATGATAGGTGAAATATTAGAAATACAAGGTTTTCAAATAGCTTTACCTAAAGAACCTAAAGAAGTTTACTCTTGTAGTAAAAATAAATCAGAGCAGAAATGGAAACAATTTCCACCAAACCCTGATTTTAAAAGAATTAAAACAGTATTTGATTGGCAGGACTATCCAGATGATTTTAAGGAAAAACATTATGGATACATAGATGAAGAGTTTAGAAGAAGAGAAGAAGGATTTTGGTTTATGAATAATGGTAAACCAACATACATAACAGGAACACACTACATGTATTTGCAATGGAGTAAAATAGATGTTGGTGCTCCAGACTATAGGGAAGCGAATAGATTGTTCTTTATATTCTGGGAAGCTTGTAAAGCAGATAAAAGAAGTTACGGAATGTGCTATTTAAAAAACAGACGTTCTGGTTTTTCTTTTATGAGTTCAGCCGAAACAGTTCATCAAGCTACATTAGCTAGTGATAGTAGATTTGGTATATTATCTAAAACCGGTGCGGATGCAAAGAAAATGTTTACTGATAAAGTAGTACCGATTAGTATTAATTATCCATTCTTCTTCAAACCAATACAAGACGGTATGGACCGACCAAAGTCCGAACTCGCTTACAGGGTGCCTGCAAAAAAATTTACTCGTAGAAAAATGAGGGAACGAGAAGAGCAAGACGATATGGAAGGTCTTGATACTACTATAGATTGGAAAAATACAGGTGATAATAGTTATGATGGTGAAAAGCTTTCATTGTTAGTGCACGATGAGAGTGGTAAGTGGGAGAGACCTGATAATATAAAAAATAACTGGAGAGTTACAAAAACTTGTTTACGACTAGGTAGTAGAATCATAGGTAAGTGTATGATGGGGTCAACATCTAACGCTTTAGACAAAGGAGGTGATAATTTTAAAAACTTATATTATGATTCAGATGTTACCAAAAGAAATAGAAATGGACAAACTAAGTCGGGATTATATTCTCTGTTTATTCCTATGGAATGGAATTACGAAGGATTCATTGACGAATACGGACAACCTGTATTCAATACTCCAAAAACAAGAACATTTGATCCAAGTGGAGTAGAAATAGATTATGGAGTAGTAGATCATTGGGATAACGAAGTTGATGGTTTAAAAAATGATCAAGATGCTTTAAATGAATTTTATCGTCAGTTTCCTAGAACAGAAGAACACGCATTTAGAGATGAAACAAAAAATAGTTTATTTAATCTTGTTAAAATATACGAGCAAATAGATTATAACGAAGGAAATAGGAATTCATCAGTTTTAACACCTGGTAATTTTCAATGGTCCAATGGAGTTAAAGATACCCAAGTGACTTTTAATCCAAATCCAAATGGTAGATTTAAAATAAGTTGGGTTCCAAATAGTAGGTTACAAAATAATGTAATAATAAAAAACGGATCAAAGTACCCAGGTAATGAACACATGGGTGCGTTCGGATGTGACTCGTACGATATATCAGGAACAGTAGATGGCACTGGATCGAAAGGAGCTTTACACGGATTAACTAAGTTCTCAATGGAAGATGCTCCAGCTAATACTTTCTTTTTAGAATATATAGCAAGACCTCAAACAGCTGAAATATTTTTTGAAGATATTTTAATGGCATTAGTATTTTATGGAATGCCACTGTTGGCAGAGAATAATAAACCCAGACTTTTGTATTATCTAAGAAGAAGAGGTTACAGGGGTTTTAGTATGAATAGACCAGATAAAATTTGGAACAAACTATCGGTGGCAGAAAAAGAAGTTGGTGGAATACCAAACTCCAGTGAAGACATAAAACAAGCTCACGCCGCTGCAATAGAGATGTATATAAATGATCATGTTGGATTATTAGAAGATGGTACTTATGGTACAATGTATTTTAACGAAGCTCTTAATGACTGGGCTAGGTTTGACATAAACAAAAGAACAAAGCATGATGCATCAATAAGTACTGGATTAGCAATAATGGCATGCAATAGGCATCTATATAGACCAAATCCAAAAATAGAAAGAAAACCATTAGACCTTAATATATCAAAATATAGTAATAAAGGATTTCAATCAACAATAATAAAACGATAATATGACAGAGTCTGTTATAAATTTTCCATCACAAGCAGTTAGTGATTTAGAAAAATTAAGTAAAAAATACGGAGAACAAGTTGCTAAAGCTATAAAACACGAATGGTTCACCGGTGTTAATTCAAGGTTTAGTGGTAATATCAATAGTTACCATAATTTAAGATTATACGCTAGAGGAGAACAACCTATTCAAAAATATAAAAATGAATTATCTATAAATGGTGATTTATCCTACCTTAATTTAGATTGGAAGCCAGTTCCAATTATTCCTAAGTTCGTTGATATTGTTGTCAATGGTATGTCCCAAAGAAGTTACGAAATAAATTGTTTCTCTCAAGATCAATATGGAGTTAGTAAAAGAACTGAGTACATGGAATCTATGCTTAGAGATATGCGCTCTAAAAACTTTAATGATATAGCTAAAGCTTCTTTCGATATTGATTTATATGAAAATGATGCAGAAAAATTACCAGACACTGAAGAGGAGTTAGCATTACATATGCAATTGAGTTATAAGCAAGCTGTTGAATTAGCTGAGGAGCAAGCTATAAATGTATTATTAGAATCTAGTGACTACGATTTAGTTAGAAGAAGATGTCTGTACGATTTAACGGCATTGGGTATAGCAGCAACAAAAACATCATTTAATTGGAATGATGGAGCTAAAGTAGAATATGTTGATCCTGCTAATTTAATTTATTCGCATACTGAATCTCCTTATTTTGATGATATATACTACGTTGGTGAAGTAAAAGAAATACCAATTAATGAATTAGTAAAAGAATTTCCTGAGTTAACTGAAGAAGATGTTAAAGAAATAGTAGATAATTCTGGAAGTACAATTTACAGTGAAGCAAACTATAGAACCAACACAGATAAAAATAAAATAGAGGTTTTATATTTTAACTATAAAACTCATATGAATGACGTTTACAAGTTAAAGAAAGTAGGTAGTGGTGCTGAAAAAGTTATACCAAAAGATGACACATTTAATCCTCCAGTAGAAAATATGGACGGAGAGTTTAGTAGGTTAGAAAGAGTTGTTGAGTGTTTATATGAAGGAGTTTATATAATTGGATGCAACAAACTATTAAAATGGAAAATGGTTGAAAACATGATGAGATCAGATTCTGATTTTAGTAGAGTTAAGATGAACTATCAAATTGTTGCACCAAGAATGTATAGAGGTAAAATAGAATCTTTAGTTGGTAGAATAACAGGATTTGCTGACATGATTCAATTAACTCACTTGAAGTTACAGCAGGTAATGGCGAGGATGGTACCAGACGGTGTATACCTTGACGCTGATGGTTTAGCTGAGGTTGATTTAGGCAATGGAACAAATTACAATCCACAAGAGGCTTTAAACATGTTTTTCCAAACTGGTAGTGTTATAGGTAGAAGTTTCACTGCAGACGGCGATCAGAATCCTGGTAAAGTACCTATTCAACAAATACAAAGTGGAGCTGGCAGTAATAAGATACAAAGTTTAATTACAACTTATAATTATTACTTACAAATGATAAGAGATGTAACCGGACTTAATGAGGCTAGAGATGGTAGTATGCCAGATCCAAATGCTTTGGTTGGTGTTCAAAAGCTAGCGGCTGCAAATTCAAATACAGCAACTAGACATGTGCTACAATCAATGTTGTATTTAACCGTAGAGGTAGCAGAATGCTTATCTTTAAGAATATCAGATATAATAGAATATTCTCCAACAAAAGAGGCTTTTATACAGGCTATTGGCTCTCATAATGTTGCTACTTTAGATGAACTAAAAGAATTGCATCTTTACGATTTTGGGATATTTATAGAACTATTACCAGATGAAGAAGAAAAAGCTATACTAGAAAATAACATACAAGCAGCTCTTCAACAACAAACTATAGATTTAGATGATGCCATAGATCTTCGTAATGTTAGAAACATAAAG